CCTGCCATATTCATTACAATAGTTGCGGTATCAATTCTAGAAAAGTTACATGTTCCAGAAGGTTGATTTTCTTCAGGTTTCAAAGCAAAAGAGTAGGAATATACACCATTACCTCTAAATCCATCAAATGAACCAATAACAGAAGGAGTTCCACTGTGATGTTGATAAGCTTGAACTCTAGAATAATAAGTACTATACCGACGATCTAATCTATCTTGACCATTAATTTGTATCCATTGTTCATATACAGGATCCAGATCAAATGTAAATGGTTTTAGACGACTTTCATTAGTAGTACCTTTCATTAAACTGCAATCTCTATAATAAGTAGGTTGAACTACCCATAAAAGTTCTTTAACAGGATGATTAAAAGTTAAATCAATTCTATTATTTGCACCAACAATACCTTTATCTTCATTAAATTGTACTTGTTCAATTAAATATTCATGTGAAGCTTGTGCCATACGACGACGTTCTTCAGTATCTAAATAAATATAATCAATATATAGAGCTGCAGAAGTTGCTTGAGGTAAATTTGCAAGACCATAGCCATTTCCAGTGCTTTTAAAATTTCCTGTAATAAATTCAGGATCATTCCAATATATATTAATTTTTACTTCATGGTATTGAAGAGCAATTAAAGGTAAGGCTGCACCAGGATTTTTAGTGTAAAAGAAGTCTAAAGGAATATAGAAAACGTTAGGTTTACCTTGACGACCAGTTGTTGTTGCACAACCACCTAAATTTCTTAATGTAGTTTCATTAGAATTTTCACAATCACCAGATAATAATCCAATTCTTTTAATGCTTTTGTAAACATCAGAAGTTAAATTACCCCATAAAAATAACCATTCACCATATAAACGATCAATAATTTGTCCACCAATATCTAATTCAATACGACTAATTAAATTTAATCCAAGAGAAGATTGTTCATTATTCCAATGGTAATAAGTATTATTTTTATCTTTTACAGGTAATTCTACTTGAAGATAAGTAGAATATAATAAATCTGCATGACGACCAATAATAGCAGTTTGTTTAGTTCCCCATTGAGCTTGTCCAGAAAAATTTATACGAAATGGTTCCATAGCAAAATTAGTGTGACGTTTATACAATCCTTTCCAAAACGTAATCTGGGGATTCCCAGTAATATATGCGTCTTGGGCTCCATATGCTACAAGTTGTAATAAACCTCCTCCCATTTTATCTTATACCAAATACTCTTTTCTTTTTAATGGTGACGTCTCTTCTTATGAGTTTTGTGACGACGACCACCCATAGCTCCTTTTACGGAATTTTCAGGGTCTTCAGGTAAATCACTTTCTCCACCACCTTTTTTATGATAAGAAGATTTTGCAGATTTTAATACATGTTTAAACCATCCTTTACCCATAGATTTCTTTTGTCCTGACATTTTTTTCATAGTTTTTTTAACATGTGCCATCCATTTATTTGCCATTTTATTATGAACGCGACAATTTAAATTACTAACGATTTATCTCCAGTTTGAGGATTAGAATCATATATTGGTGATGTATGCATCATAGGTTGAAATGAATGTGTTGCAGGATCGGGTAAGGTAGGAGTTTTAGCTACAACAGGTTTAAATCGTAATTCTTCAGGTTTTAATATAATACTACCTTGTTGAAACTTTTCTATATTTAATTCCATCATCATATCTAATGAACCATAATTCATTAAATTCCATTGACAACCATAACCAAAAAGAATAGTAGGATTATTATTTTTTAAATCAGGATCAGGATCAGGTATAACCATACATATAGATTTTTTATTAGATTCTATTAATTCTTCATGATCATAAGGTTGTGAAGCTTGCATATATGTTAATCTTCTTAAATGAGAAGTTGACCATGATAAATTAACTAACTCTTCAATTTTTGAATGTTTAATTGAACCACCAGAAACAATAATTAATTTACCTTTTAAGTTTTCAATAGGTTCTTGTGCAAGATTTTTACGATGATAAGCATATTCTGGTCCTAATAAATGTCTTCCTAAAGTATCTTTAATAATTTGTGTTGAAGCATTTAAAATATTAGTATTTTCAGTATGAAACATTAAACTTAAAATAAATGGATCAGTAGATAAACTCCCAGAAAATGCAGAATTTGATATAGCAATACAACATTTTTCTAAAGGAATAGAATTCTTTGCATAATCATATCCAATTGTTTGATTTTTTAATCCTACTACAGGTTTACCTTCATCATAAATATCTAATTCTACTAATCGAGCACCAGCTTTTATAACTACAGGTAATGTTTGATCTGAAATATAATCTGCTGTAGAATCACCAGGAAATACAGAATATGCAGAAGAAGCAATATAATAATCACATAATCTATTTTCAGATGTACCTAAAGGTGCTACTGCCATAACTTTTTCATATAAATTTCCATTTAATTTAGCACGTTCTCCTGCATCATCTGGACTTGATTGCATGTTATATAATACAATTCCTAATATAACAGCAACAATAGCTATATTTCTAGCTACATAATAAAATTCATTTTCCATTTATTATTTAGTTCTAAAAAGAACATTTCGAAATGAATTCATAACAAAGTCAGGAATTGTTTTATCCATAGGTATTTGATTCAAACAACAATAATGAAAATATAAGGAATACATACCACATTCAGAATCTTTAAATTGATGACGTGTTGTATTATAAGTTGTTTCCATTTCTTTATCATGTATTTTTGTTGCATTCCATTCATTACTCCATCTAAGCATTAAACGTTGAATTTCTTTTTCAGGTTTTTTAGAATATGAATCAAAATATGTTATACGTGGTTGTTCAATTTCTGGACTTATATCACAATATATTGCCATCCAATGTTCACCTGGTCCAGTATGAACATCAGTATTAAAAACTATTCCAATCTTAGTCTTACCTTTTTTATATAAATCATTTAATTTTGTTGAACATAATGCATCAACAATACATTGTCCATCTTCAGATTTTAAATCAAAATCAATTGTAATACAACCTAAAAATTTATAATCTTTAAATAATTTTTCAAAATCTTCTTCTACCGAATTAATATCTTGATCTGATAACCAATCAGTAGGTTTACTTATCCATGAATCTGGAGCTTTAGGTCTTATCATCATATGTTTAATAACACATGATGATCTTCCTTTACATTTTCTTCCAAATTTGTGTAATATTTGTTTCCATACAGTTTCAGGTGGACCAGAAGGTATTGAATCATTAAATCTTTTATTAAATACATTTCTTAAATGTTCAATTTCAACATGATTAAACATTCTTATTCTTATTCAAAACGGACTTTTTTTATTAAGCTAAAACTTGTTACAAAATGTATGTACCGCCACATAGACGTTCAACCACATACTATCTTTCTCGCGAAATCAGTGCAAAATCTGCTTTTGGGGACTGTGCAATTTGTCGAGAGACAATTCCTTTACATCATAAAGAACTTGCTTGTTCCCATCATTTCTGCAAACCATGCATTATTATGTGGGTAAAAAAACAAAAAAATCCTAGTTGTCCTTTGTGTCGCAAAACAATTTGTTTATCTATGTTCTCATATCCATATGAGGATATAATCTAGTTGAAAACGGATTTTTTAATTACAGGAAAAAGGTCGTCAGAGTGATTATCTCTACTAGTCTTTTACACCCGATTTTATCATAAAGTTGCTTCCCCCAAGAAGTTACTTAATGTTTTCATCACCGTATTAGACGAAACAGAATAACCTATCTGAATATTTTAAACAATCTTCATTCATCGGTTGATTGTTTAAAATAGTATGGAAGCTAATTTAGTTAGCTACAGTTTATAGCGGAATGTTGCTGTAAACCTAGAAGGAAGACATATTCTTTTAGAAGGAAAGTTACTATATCTTAATAAGAACGTCCTGTTAAACGGGCTTATCAAAGATGTATCTAACATAGACGTAGAAATACGATATTAATATAGCGATCCACGGCTATATATGGAAATTTTACAGAATTAACAGTCTGCAAACGTTTATGATATGTGTCATATGCGAAAAGAATAGGGAATGCTTTAGAGCATTACTGTTATATGCGTTGGTTGGAGCATATAACCATAAAATTTAAATCGTAAAAACGGATTAAATTTTTAGGTTTGATATTCTAAATAAAAATGAAGGCACATCAATCTTACAAAGTTTTGCAAGAAACAAAGATGCAAGCTGGTGATCCTTATTTTCCACAAGATTTTAGAATACAATTTATCTTGCCTTCAAAGGTAAGTCCTGCTCTAAGCAAAATTTATGCTATTCTTGTAAAAGGAAAGAACAAAGATGATCCAATAATTTACACTCCTTACACAGGAGCCCTGCATAAATAAGAAAATGGATTTTCTTTTTCATTTTATGTAATTTTAAAACAGTAAAAAATGTCACAAGAATTGCGTGATGCAACTCGTCGTCTTCTTGAAATTGAAGAACAACTAGTACAACTTAATGAACAACGTAAAACTCTTTTACGTTCAAGACATAATGTTGAATCTGAAATTACTTTGAT